CGGAGTAGTTCCAGGCTTCGTCATCTAGTACATCTCAAAATCTCGCCCCCTACTGGGGGCGGGATTCCCATTCAATTCTGTCTTAGAATATATTGTATTATTATTATCCAAGAGAAAGTGAGAGTAAAACCAACATGAGCGTCCCAGCAAGCCAAAGAAAAACTTCTAGTATGGAATATATCAAGAACGCTACACAGCTTGCGGCGAGAGTTGCTAGGTTCACTCATGCTATTCCAAAGCGTTATACTTTTCAAATTGGCAACCCACTTTATCAGCATGCCTTTGATGTGGTATATAATTGTAAAGCAGCCAATAGCGTCTATGTAAATTCTCAGGCTACTTTTGATCAAAGACGCGAATATTTAAATGCAGCAGTTACTCATCTTGATCACATTGAAACAATGCTTGACATATGTCTAGAACTTGCTGCACAGAATAATACAAATAAAAAACTTGGAAATATTAATACTTATGAAGAAATTATTTCTCTAATTGATCAGGAGAAAAAGCTTATTAGTGGTTGTAAGAGACACGATACACAAGCTTTTAAACAGAATAATTAAACTGCCTAAAAAGGGAATAGCCTGTAACTGAGCTAGAGGTGCTTGTTTGCTGCGAATAACTGGTGGTTGCGATCAGTCAACAATAGCAACAACTTCTACAACGTCAACAATGGTTCGTTGAACAACAACAACGCCAATAACTCCAACGGAGTAGTTCCAGGATTCAATTAAAGTTTCAGGCACATGAGACTTAGTAACTCTTTTTAGAGCGAAGACAGCATGATATTTTTTAATTGAAGGAGGTTATTTCCTGTGCTTCAAGCCGAACCATTTAATTTGTTTGATTATATCTTTTCTCTTGATCACCTTGTAGCTGCTGCTCATAAATGCTATGCTAATGTTAAATGGAAATCGCAACCGCAAAAGTTTATGAATCATATTATGCTTAATTGTATGAGTCTTAGAAAAGACGTATATAGTGGTCAATATAGTATGTCTCCTACGACTCGTTTTTACGTTCACGAAAGAGGTAAGACTAGAAATATCTTACCAGTAGCTTTTAGAGATAGAGTGGTTCAAAGAGCTATTTGTGATAATTTTCTACTTGATGCGACTATAAATTATGTAATCGATGACTGTTCAGCGTGTCTAAAGGGTAGAGGAATTTCCTATGCTAATAATAGAGTCCAAATGTATGCTGAACAAGCCGAAATAGATAGTTGGATAGTTCAATTCGATTTCCATGATTACTTTCACTCCATCTCAATAGAGAATATGATGGGACGAATTAGAGAAATATTAAAAGACGAAAGACTTTTAGATATTATTCTTACTATTCTAAGCGTCGGAGAAGAGGGTATTGAACTTGGCAGTCATATCTCTCAACTATGTGCAGCTCTCTATCCAACCCCGATGGACAAGGCAATCATCGCCGCACCCGGAGTGACTGGCTACCATCGCTATATGGATGATGGGATTATCTTTTGCAAAACGAAAGAGGATGCTCAAAGGACAATGAGCCTTTTACTCGAATGGATTGACAAACTCGGACTTCAACCTAATCCAAAAAAGACATTCTATAATCGCATTACACAGCCTTTTGTCTTCTGCAAGATTCGATATACAAAAGACAAAGAGACAGGCCATGTAAGAAAGAATGTTAGGAAGCCGCAAACCAGACATTGTGAACAACATATCAAAAGAGTTCTTAAATTAGCCGAAACAAATCCATCAATTAATACCGAGCCACTTAAGGCTTCTTTCAAAGGATATTTGATGCGAGGAGATGCTAATCTAGACAGATTAATTGAACAAACCTTTGGAGAAAAATAAGAACTTGACACTCCTTTTCTTGATAGTATATAATAAATATACAAGTTGGAAAGGAGGTTGACAATGAGTGTTGATTGCAGTGCGTTTGTCGGTTATGGATGGGTTATCTTAAAAGATAAGCTATTAGATATATTATCAGTATTACCTAAAGAATATGAAGATTTTTGGGAAGAAGATGATACATATAGACTGAATTGCTATGAATCAAATCCTGAAATATTTTTTGGGAAGCGACTATATCAGGAAGATCTTAATGAATTATTAGATTCAGACCGTGAACCCAATAAGAAAATTGGCTCTTGGAGAGAAGAAGCGTATGATATATATGATAAGTATTTTACATATGTAGAAATTCCCGAAGATCCTAAGTTCCTAATTAGAGAAGAATGGTGGTAAAAGGAGAAGAATGATTATCTTTATTATCGGTATTGTGATTGCGCTAATTTCTATTCCTATCTTTATTTATGCAAAAAGTCTGTCCGTACCTAGGGCTTGTGCTCTGATTCCTCTGGTGTTCGGAGCAATCGTAGTAGGAACGCAATGCTTCTATGCACAAGATATTGGTGAAGCAGTTGTCCTAAAGAATTTCGGTGGCTCTCTTGCGGGATATACCGCTGAAGCAGGATTCCATACGAAGGCTCCTTGGCAGGATGCAACAAGTTGGGACATTCGCAATCGTCTGATTAATTTCTATAGAGATGCAGAATACAAATATGACAATGGATCTTATGAAGGAGCACAGGTAACTATTAATGATTCTTCGGGTACAAAGGCTGATTGCGATGTTCAGGTGATTTATTCTATCAATCCTGATGCAGTTCAACAGCTATATGCAGACTATGGAAATCAAGAGGCTTATGTATCCAGCTATGTCTCAAATGATGTGCGGCAAACGGTAAGAGATTGTGCTGGTAAGTTTACCACCATGCAGCTTCTTACAGACAAGGATGCATTTGCCAAATCAATTCAAGAGACTCTTGGAGATAACTGGAAGGAGAGTGGGGTTGTAGTAGAATCTGTGCAAGTACAAGATATTAGATATGCAGACTCTATTACAGATGCTTATGCGAATGCTCAGAGTGCTCAAGTAAAGCAGCAAGAGGCTCAGAACAAGCAGGAAACAGCTAAGATTGAAGCAGAGACAAAGAAAATTGAAGCACAAGGCGAATCTGATGCCAATGCAATTCTTACTCAGTCTCTTACTCCAGAGGTTCTACAGCAACGCTATATTGATGCTCTTACTGAAATCGGCAAGAGTGGTAATCTCGTAGTTGTTCCGGAAGGCTCTCAGCCTATTGTGCAGACACAAAATCAATAAATGATTAAGAAGGGAGGTAGAGTTTTTCTACCTCCCTTATTTTATTTTTAAGGAGGAATATGGAAGTAAGAATTATTGATGCTACTGAAAATCCTATTGATGCAATCTCCTATGCCGCAGGGAAGAGCACTTTAAGAGAGAATGTCTCTGAAAAGAGAGTTGAAAGTTGTGTAAAACTAAATCATAGCGTTACTGAATTTGCGGATATTACCTTTGAAATTAAAGGCATTTCTAGAGCTTGTCTAGCTCAGCTTACCAGACATAGGCTTGCAAGCTATTGCGTTGAGTCGCAAAGATATAATAAATATAAGAACCTTGTATCATCAAAAGATTGGTATGTTATTCCAACCTATATTCAGGATACCCCACTAGAAGATGTATATCACATTGCCATGTCAGCAGCAGCACTATCATACGAAAAAATGCTAGAAGAAGGATTCGCTCCAGAAGATGCAAGATTCTGTCTGCCTGAAGCCACTAAGACCTCTCTGGTAATGAAGATTAATTGCCGCTCCCTATTTCATTTCTTTAATCTAAGACTAGACTCTCATGCTCAATGGGAAATTAGAAATCTCGCCAAAGCAATGAAACAATGCTTATCTAGTTACAATGAGCAATGGGATGCATTAATGCAAATATATGACAAATATAAGGACGTAATAGACTAAACAAATGAACCCCCAGACCTCTAAAAGTCAGTTGACTATTGGAGGTCTTTTTTGTTATACTTATATAGACAGAGAGGAGATTAATAGAAAAATGTCCAAGAGAAAGAGCAAAAAAGAAAAGATATTGGTAATGACTTCTCTTGAAGCTACTCGTGCGGCTATGCCCAAGTTCTATCCCGCATGTCGTTGCGGAAAGCATAAGAGCAAGAAAGACTATGATAGAAAAGATAAATCTTGGAAAAACGAGGAGGGGTATTAGTTGGAACAGTTATTTCTTGGCTTCTTTTTGATAATTATTAGTATAATTATGTTTGCATTATGCATAGTTGCTGCCAATATTGTAATACGTATTTGGATAAACTTTGTTAGTCCATGGCTTGATGACAAGATTGGACCTCTATAGATGAAGACTACTATGAATATGGTAATGAACAAGTTCAATGAAGTATATACCTTTCTATATAATAATGAAGATAAAATTCCGAATTATAAGAATATGGTAGCTCTTGGAGATAGAATGATTGGGACTCATGATAAATTTGTCACTGACTTTATCAAATATAGAGGAGATTTTCTTACTAGTGATAGAGAAGTCGCGGCATTTGCTTGTGCAGTTCTGGGTATTGATATGGGAGAGTTTCTAAATGATTGAGCAGTATTCTTATGGTATTCCCGTAAAACCTAACGCGGATCACAATGTAATCGAAAAATATAAAGCTATGGCCGCAGAAGAGATTCGAGCAGACCTTCAGCCAAAACGTTCCAAAATGGTGACGATCTTGATGAATACAGACCACAATCTTAATATCGGGACAATTATTAGAAGTAACAATGCTTTTCTCGGAAGAGCAGTATATGTCATAGGTCGCAAGAGGTATAACCATATTCCCGCTGTTGGAACGAATCATATGGAAACGGTGTACCATGCGGATACCTTAGAAGAAGTTATTGATAGACTTCATATGGACGGATACACAGTCTACGCGGTTGACAATATTATGGAGTATAAGCCTAAAAATATTTGGGATGCGAATATTGTACCATCTGCTGCTTTTGTCTATGGCAATGAATCTGAAGGACTCAGTAAAAAAGAGATTGACTTGTGTGATGATATGCTATATATTGGTATGTATGGTTCAGTAAGAAGTCTTAATCTTGCCTGTGCTGCGAGCGTAGTTATGAACGAATATACAAAGAGATATGGCAGGAAGAGAGTTCCTTAATTCTGGAATTGATTCATCTTATAATGACAGAATCATCTTGGAATGGGAGAGAATTCCGTTCAAAACAATAGAAGTAGAAATACCAGAAGATCTAAAGGGATTCTCTGATAATGCTCGTGCTTCATGTGAATGGTGTTTTGAATCGTATTTAGACTATTCTTTGAAAACGCTATATGCTAATAAATTTGGAGAATTGATTCTATCTCTTTTCTAGTAAGGAGAATATAAATGATGAGTGTTATGGATGCGTTCTGTTATAGCTGGATTCTTGGGGTCGTATATCTGATTATGAACGATATTTTCTATTGGAGGAATAGACATGTCTCTTGATACTAAGTTTTGGATCACTAGTGATAGTCACTTCTCTCATAATGCGATTTTAGATTTTGAGAGAGGAAAGAAATTTAAAACCATCCAAGAGCATGATGAATTTATTCTTTCTTGTTGGAACTCTTGGATGACTAAAGCCGATAAGGCAAATGGAATCTTTGTATTTCTGGGCGACTTTGGGAAACCATCGCCAGAATTTTTTGAAAAGATTAAAGAAGTCTTTAATAAGCATCCTTGCGGTAAATTTGCAGTTCTTGGAAATCATGACAAAGATTATGAATACACCTTGATGAGCAGACTCTTTGATGTTGTATCTGATTATCCTCATTATATTGACAAGAGAGTAGTAATCAGTCATATGCCGCAACCGGTATTTGATAATGTTACTCTAAATATTCATGGTCATACTCATGCGTCACAACTCCAAGGCAACAGTTATCTGTGCGCCTCTATTCATGTAGCGGGATACCAGCCTATTACGACTGAAAGGATTACTTCCGTCCTAGGAAAGATGAATAAGTATGATACTCGTTTCCTCTACGAACCATGGGCTGAGAAATATCTCTTTACAAAAGATAAGCAAGACGTTATCAAAGATAAAGACGGTCGCATAGATCTTAGTGCTTCTAGACTTCTGCATTATCTAAACGCAAAAGAACGGAGAGAATGTGGAAAAGAATATTCAGCAGACGATTTCCTTGCCAACGAGGTACATTTCTACGATTGATGTGCTCGGACCAAAGGATTCTTTTATCAACCTTATTAGGTCTGATACAGCGGTAAAAATCTCTGTAAACAATGAAGAGGAGATTTCTCTTTACGGCCCAATAGATGAGGTAAAAAGAATAGAATCCGTGCTGAATAAACTAATTGATATCGCAGCAAGCCATGAGCAAATGACTGTAAATGAAGTTGGCATTCTTCTTAATCAAAGCAAAGATGATAATGGGATATATGAGCCGCAAGATGATAGCCTAATCTTAAAGTACGGGAAGAAAGAGATCAAGGCTAGAACCAAGGGGCAGCAAGACTATCTGAATTCATTGAGGGATAACGATATTACCGTATGCATAGGCAATGCTGGATGCGGAAAGACTATGGTATCTGTATGTTATGGTCTATATCTTCTCAATAATAAAGAGATAGATAAGATTATTATAACAAGACCCATGGTAAGCGCCAAAGGAGAAGCAGATTTAGGAGCTTTACCCGGTGAACTTGAAGCTAAATTTGGACTATATGCTCTTCCTATGATCGATGTATTCGAGAGAATGCTCGGGAAAGAACGACTTGATACGTATATAGAAAAAGGTAAAATCCAAATGCTACCTCTTGGATATATGCGCGGAATCTCTCTATACAGAACTTATTGTCTAGCAGATGAAATGCAGAACAGTTCTATTACACTGTCTAAATTACTTGTTACTCGAATAGGGGAACAATCAAAAATTGTAGTTTGCGGCGATCCTATGCAACAAGATTTTCAGGGAGAAAGCGGATTGAATTTCTTAGCTAATAGCTTGGATGGTATTCAAGGAGCTGGGGTAGTACGCATGTCGGATAAAGATATTATTAGACATCCTATGATCACAAAGATGCTTAGGGCGTTTAATGAATATGAGCAACAGCAATCCGGCTAGAATGGAGATATTTTTATGACTTGGAATGAAATGGTAAAAAAGATTGGCTCTATGCCACCCGAGGAACGAGAAAAAGAAGTAGTTATTTTTGGCTTTAGCGATAAGACGAATAGCGTAAGAAACTATGTTGGATTAGATGTTACGCCTTATATTGATGAAGAAAATGAAGACTTTAGTATTGATATTAATTTAGACTATTGGTGGGAATAAAACAAAGGAGATAAAATGATTACATCTCAAGAAGCAAGAGATAAAGTTAAGAATTATAATAATCGTATGGACTATACAGTTATTGGAAATGCACTTAATAAAATTGAGCAATGTATTGAAACTCGGGCAAATAAAGGTAAGAGACATATTACTTTAAGAGATGTTTATGATGATAAGCAAGATTTGCCGCACAAACGGGAATGGGAATTTATTATAGATGAACTTAAAAATGCCGGATATAAAATTCAATATGTTGAACCGAATACAGATTTCGGCGGTCTCTATAATAATAGCGATATTAAGGTTGATTGGTAGTTATTAATGACTAATAAGATTGAAACAGATGGAACGGATATTCTGATTTGTCCTTATTGTGGTTTTGAAGAACCAGACAGTTGGGAACTCTGGGAAGCAGATGATAACTATGAGTGTTCTAATTGTGGCAAAATCTTTGAGTATGATTCAATAACTGTCAGATATTTTTATTCATATCCAAAGGAACAAGATGATGAAGATAGATAAACATGAGGCATTTGATTTTATTCGTTCTATTGGGATAATTATTGTCATTATTCTATTGGCATACATCATCTATACTCTTGATAATCACACTACAGATCTTGTCTCTACTTGGGGAGAGAGCGCTGAATTTTCTCAACTATGGACTGGTCAAGATAGATTCTCTCAACATCAGACTAACATCGAAGGATTATATATTACAGTAGACCATTATAGTGGAGTCCAGTATCTCTGTAACGACAATGGAATAGAACAGCTAGTTGACGAAGATGGCAATCCGATACTCGTATTAGAAGCTGCTAATTAAAAATAGTTGACTCCAAACCTATTATTTAGTATACTATTTATAGTGAAAAGGATAATAGGTTTGGAGTCTTTTTTATTATGAGTAATCTAATTAGCATTAAGAAGTCTGATATGCGCTTTTTCGATATGGCAAAGAAGGAGGCTGATAAGAGTGAGTTTCCTAGATTCCATGTAGGATGTGTAGTAGTATATCAGGGGCATATCATCTCTTCAGCTTGCAATACTGAAAAGTCTGATACATATCAGAAGCGATATAATAGATATCGTCATTTCAATAATTATGAATCTCATAAGCCAGTCAACCATGCCGCACATGCAGAGATAAAGGCAATTAAGAGTATTCCGTATCCTGTAGCACAACAGCTTGACTGGAAGAAGGTTAAGGTATATACTTATCGTATCTGCAAGGGGCATGATTCTAAGAGGGGTCTATCTCGTCCATGTGCGGCTTGTATGGCTTATATTAAGTCTCTTGGAATTCGTCAGATTTTTTATTCTACAGATGATGGTTTCGCAGCAGAGAGATTGGATTACTAATGCTTTTGAATCTCAAGGCTATTGCTCTTACAGACGCAGAAGTAGAAGATATTTGCCGCCAGTATGATGAATCTGCTTATCCAGAATATGCGGGAGGATTGATTCAAGTAATAGTCCGAAACGATAGTTCTTATTTTGGAAACGATGTAATCCCTTTTGGAGAAGTTGTAGAAAAAGTTCACCCCAAATGGGGATTCGATAAAAGCTCTGTTGCGTTTTACGATTATGGTAATATTATTCTAAAGAAAAATGTTGCCTGTGTCTTAGTTCAGGGGGTCGGAGATGATTTCTAATTGAAGAAAAAATATACAAAAGGAGAGATTGATATAATCCTTGCTAGAATTAATTCGGATTATAATGCCCACTATGTCATAGAAGGCAATGACGAAACTCTGCATTTTAGGGGCTTCTCTAATAGAGAGACTAAATGGAGATTGGAGCCATATTTCACAATTCTTATGGAATGTCCTAATAAATACAATATTCATATTGACTCGGACGGGTCATGGAATTTTTGGAGGATTCCTGATAAGAGAACGGCTACAGCATAATGTCTAAAAGTAGTAAACCAATCGCTTGTATATGTGGATCTAGAACCATTGACTATTTGAATTTAGATTTTTATCTTGATAGCCGACAGTATTCTCAGATTATTTGCGGCGGAGCTAATGGCGTAGATACCATTGCTGAATTATGGGCTAAGAGATATGGCATAGAGTGTATCATTTATAGGCCACAATATAAAGCATTTGGCAGAAAGTATGCTCCTTTAAAACGAGATGAAGATATGGTAAATGCCTCTGATATACTTATTGCATTTTGGGACGGAAAAAGCAAAGGAACAAAATATACTATAGATTATGCTCGGAAAAATGGCGTACCTGTTCAGATAAATCTTATTGACGAAAGGTAAAAAATGAAGTATCCTATTACTGTAAGATATACTCCATACGAAGACAGCTATGACGAAGATATGAATCGTATTGAAGAAGTTATTGATAAAGAAGGCCATACTTTATATAGAGTCATGGATCTGACTGAATGTCCAGAAGACGCTACTCTCTTCCGAGATATTCCAGATGCATCTGAAGCTATTAGTCTAATCAAGTTTGGTATGAGACTCAAATATATGGGGTATGATGATTTAGAGATTGTATATCAAAAGGAAGAAAGATAGATATTTAAGTTAGACAATAATTCCATAGTTGCTGTATGCATTATCTGTATTACTGTATTAACTATTGTAGCTATTATTTTTGCTTAGAGAAAGGATATGTTCATGAACGCAATGCAGAAGGCTCTTGTTAAGAATGGTCTAGCTAAGGAGCCTAAGCCCAAGAGAAAGCGTAAGCCTCGTGAGTTTAGATGCAAGGAGTGCGGTAATGTCATGAGAAAAATTGACAATGCCAATGTAATGGTCTGCACTTCTTGTGAGAACTATGTAATCTTTGATGGGAAGAAGTAATAATGCGCAATCTAGTTCATGATATTGACCTTGACGAAGACTATGAGACATTTCAGCGTTTTGGAACACGTCCTAACTGGAAAGGACCAAAAGCTCGTAATACCAATCGTGACAATATCCGCCGCAAACGTCAAGCAAGAGAGCAACAACGTCAAGAGCTAACAGAGAATTTTGAGGATGACAATCATGGACAAAACTTTGATTGAGTCACATCTGAAGCAACAAGTGGAACGAGTACGATATCTTTATAAGAAGAATCATTCTATTTTTCCTTATAAGGAGGCAACATTCTTCGGATTCCATTGGATGTTTGCTTTTCCAATTGGGTCTATGAACTATAATTTAGATACTGAAAACAGTGATATCGATTCTTATATTGTCGTAGCTCCATATCAAGAGCTTATTGTTAATGGTCAAACTTATCCTACAAGAGAATTTAATTTAAAAAATGAGAAGGTTACTCTTGTAGATTTCAGAGCATTCTGCTCTTTTTTGAAAAAGGGTAATCCAAATTATCTAGAGATGCTTTTTAGTAAAGCTCATATAGTAAATAGTTCCTATCATGATATATACAAGAATACCCTGGATCAGCTTATCGGAAATAGACAATCTATTGCTTGGTATAATCCTGCCCAATATTGTAAAGCGATGCTAGGTATGTTTGAAAGTGATAGATCTCGCTTTACAAAGCATCCTGAGAACACAAAAATTCTTGCCCAAATGATGCGGACAGCTATTATGTTAGAGGAATACCTAAAAGGTTCTCCTTATGAAAAATGTCTAAGAGATGTATTCGATTCGTCCCTTGGTCATAGCATCATAAAAGTTAAAGAGGGAAAGATTGATTCAGATGTAATGCAAGGTATGTTACTTACGTTTGACAATCTGATTCATAGTTTTGATATTCCATCTCATAATGATTATTTCGATAAGTATAACCAACTAGATGCAGATAGAATTAATTACCTAATATATAAAATGATGTATAATATTATTCGCTATAAACTGAAATAAAGAAGATAGGAGTTCAAAAAAATGAGTGAGCAGCTTGTGCGAGCAGATTATGACGAGACTACTGGAATTTCTACTGTAACTGTTAATAGCAAATGGGGAAAGTTTACTAGAACTGTTAAAGTTCATGAAGAAGATAAAGATATTGCAAATAAGTGGGATGGTCCTGCTTTTGCGCACTATCTTTGCAAGATTGATGTCATTCGAGCAAAGGCGCGAGCTATGAATGAACGTGCTATCGCTCTGCGGCATGGAGCAAAGGTACTGTCTAATGCTGCCAAGACTACAACTATTTGGAATTATAGCGGTGATTCTATGCTCGAACTTTATTGTCTTGCGGAAGATTTTGAAAAGCAAGCAGAGAATCTTCGCAATATTGCAAATGAAATGAAGGCGAAGTATCCAGAAATGGTAAAGCATCAGCAGGACAAGAGAAAGAGGATGCAAGAACGTAATAAATAAGGAGGCTTATGGCTAAAGACAAGACTATTTATACCGAAGACTCCATTCAAAGCCTTTCTCCACGTGAGCACATTCGTGCCAGAAGTGGAATGTATATTGGAAGTAACCATGATCCTACTCAGCTAGTAATTGAAATTTTCAGCAATGCTCTAGACGAGCATAATCTTGGACATGGAAACATTATCTCTGTTTCTATTGATACTCAAACAGGTTCATGCCAAGTAGAAGACGAAGGACAAGGTTTTCCGATAGATCAGATACGAGACGATGGGAAGAGTGTCCTTCAAGCAGCGTTTGATGAAATCAATACTTCTGCTAAGTATACCGATGATGGAGTGTATGGTGGAACTAGTTTGGGCCTTAATGGAGTGGGTGCAAAAGCTACAAACTTTCTTAGTTCTTCTTTCTATGTGGAATCCAAGAGGGTAGAAGATAGGAAATCCGAATCTCTCTCTTTCAAAGATGGTATTTTACAACAAAGAGAAGTCTCTAAATGGAATGGAGTCAAGTCTGGTACTTCAGTGGCATTTACTCCTGATCCACAATTTTTTGAAGAACCATTACCTAATATTAAAGCCCTGCGCCATCTATTCAACGATATTTGTTGCATGTGTCCTAGTCTAACTATAAAATATCAGATAGATGAACAAGTTGAAGTTATCAGCCATCCAAATGGTATCACTGATTTAGTAACAGCGATAGTTGGAAATAACGTAGAATTGCCATCTACCAGATTAATTGTCCAAGAGAGCCAAGACAGATATAGACTTGATTGCGGACTAACATATACAAGCCAAAACTCTTCGAATATTGTAGCTTATGTAAACTACGGATTGACGGAGCAAGGCCCCCATATCACTTCTCTCAAAAGCACTATTACCAAAGTAATGAATAAATGGGCAAGGGAGCAAGGACTTATCAAAGAAAAAGAAGCTAATTTGGGAGGAGACTCCTTACAAGAAGGACTAGTTCTTGTTTTCAACCTTATTTCTCCCGGAATTGCTTATGACTCTCAAACTAAAGGTAAGATCGTAAGCAAAGACTATGTTCCTTGGCTAAATGAAGTGTTTGGAGAAGCTCTAGAGATATGGCTTGATAATAATCCGCAAGATGGACAATCCATTATTGAGAAAGCGTTGTTAGCTAGACGCGCAGCAGAGGCAGCGAAAAAGGCAAGAGAAGCCGTAAAGAAGAAAGCTGAGAAAAAAGAGAAGGTCTTGAAAATGCCTTCGAAGCTTGCCGATTGTCATACGAAAGATAGGCTAAAGGCAGAATTATATTGCACAGAGGGCGATTCTGCCTCTGGTGGGGCTAAGATTATTCGAGATGCAACCTATCAAGCAGTTATGGGATTAAAGGGTAAAGTCCTAAATACTCTTACAGCATCTACAGATAGAATACTTAAGAATGCAGAAATCATTGATATTTTGAATGCTCTTGGATTGGACTGGGGAAAAGTTGATAACAGTCTCGTGGTAAATTATGATGAATCTAAATTACGATATGGAAAAGTAATTATTGCTGCGGATAGAGACCCTGATGGAGATCATATCTGCTTACTGCTTCTGACATTCTTCTTAACCTATTGTCCAGAATTGATCAAAAATGGACATGTGTACGTAGCTCTTGCTCCGTTGTATAAAGCAGAATGGGGCAAGGATAGCTACGAATATATTGATGATAAAGCAGCTTTAGTGGAATTCAGACAGAAACATAAGGGAGATTTTACTCTAACTTATTTTAAGGGGCTTGGAGAAGCATCACCCCAAGAACTAGGAAAGATGATAATGGATCCTGAGACAAGAAACATCGCTCAAGTCTGCATTTCAGATTTTAACGAAGTCAAAGATACTTTCAATGCGCTTATGGGAAAAGATGCTGCTCCAAAAAAGAAGTTCGTGTTTTCACATAGAATGGTAGAAGAGGAGGATATAGCAAATGTCGCTTGATATGAATGAGTTATGTCAAAATAATATCTTATCTTATTCTTCTGCTGTCAATGAATCACGTGCTATCCCGGATGCTCGAACAGGACTAAAGCCAATTCACCAAAAGATTCTATACGAAATGTGGGCGGATAAGATTCTAAGTAACAAGAAATATCGAAAATGCGCATACATGGTCGGACAAATTATTTCTCGATTCAGCGAACACGGAGATGCAGCTACGTATGATGCGCTTATTCGCTTGTCTCAACAGTGGATTCATCCATACCCGTTAATTGATATTCACGGTAACAATGGTTCTCAATTTGGAGATCCACAAGCAGCAATGCGTTATGTCGAAGGTAGACTTATGCCTATTGCTGAAAAAGGGTATTTGGAAACTCTTGGAAAGAATCCTGTAGATTGGAAGATGAATTTTACTAACGAGGAAAAGGAGCCAGAAACACTTCCAGCGATTTTTCCAGGGTTGTTCTGTCTTGAAAATCAGGGATTGGGCTACGCATGTAGCTGTCAGTTTTTAACTTATAATCTCCAAGAGATAGCGAATGTATTAATCAAATATATTGAGACAGACGAATTTGATGATTCAATTGCCTTTGATTTAGCATCGGGAGGAATCATAATTAACGCAGATGAGATGCGTAAAATTCATTCTAGCGGAAAGGGCAAAATCGTAGTAGAGTCTAAAGCTACTTTTGAAGATAATAACCGCATTGTTTTTACTGAGATTCCTCTTGGGGTTATGTTCGATGATTTGCTTGAAGAAATCGCAGCCATGTGCGAAGAAAAAGAATATACAAATATTAAGACAATATACAACGATAGCGGCAATGGAAAGCTGCGACTTGTTATAGAATGTAAATCCTCGGCTGTACGAGAGGATGTCTTGGAATTCCTATACCAAAACACAAGACTAAGAAATTCTTATGCAGTCAATCAGGTAGCTCTTGTAGATAAGAAACCAGTGCTTCTGTCTACGAAAGATATGTGCCGCATTTATAAAGAGCATAATCTTTCCTGTATTAAGAGAGAATATCAATTCGATCTAAATAAGACGTTGGATAGAATAGAGATATTAGAAGGACTAGAGCGAGCGTATAATGGAATTGATAACGTTATTAAACTCATTCGCTCCTCTAACAGTTCTCAAGACGCTAAAGATTATATGGTAAATAGACTTAAGTTAACAGAAAGACAAGCTGACGCCATCCTTTCTCTTAAACTTAGTAGATTAGCTCACCTAGAAAAGCAAGAAATTCTAGATGAACTACAGACAAAACGCGAACTGTCGCAAAAATTGCGACAACTGGTTGAGTCAGAGGAAGAGCAAAAGAGAGTCCTTATCCAACGTCTAAGTCAATTAGCAAAAGAATTTGGAACTCCTCGCCGCACACAGTTGACGAATAAGGTTATTGAGAAAAAAAGTGCAGTAAAAGAGAAGCAACCCCCGCATAGTGTTATTATTTGTCTTGATAAAAATGGGTATGTTAAATCTGTTCCAGTAGCAAAATTTCGTACCAGTCCATCAAACATTAGAGAGGAAAAAATCAATAATAATGAGCTGGTCTGTTTCTATTCCTCTCTTGGACGTGCATTTAGAGTCAAGGCATCTATGTTTAAAGAGGGGTTGAATTCTGATAAAGGTACTGCACTTGGTTCAATTCTACAACTTGAACCGCAAGAAAAAATTGTAGATTTTTCTACACCTAGGTGTGATACCACTGTCACGCTTGTAACATCAGATGGATATATGAAAAGAGTACAATGTCAGGATATTAATGGTACAACTCAAAATCTAAGAGGAATGTCCATTATTAAGGTTCATGACAATGCAGAGGTAATCTTAGTATCCTGCTCTAAAGACTACAATGGAGTTGTTATGATGTCTACCAAAAGACAGCTCACAGTACGGCTTAATGATATTGAAGTATTAACAAAGCTGTCTCCCGGAAGAAAAGGATTTAAGATTGCAAAACAAGATACGGTTATCTTTGCTCAAATGATCAATCTCGCTAACGAATCTGAGTTTCAAGCTATAGGAACCACGGGGAAATCTATTAAAGACAAATAAAAAAGCGGAGCTTTCTATTGACTTAATATTAAATAGTGGGTATAATACTTATATAAAAAATAAAAAAGGGAGCTAATTCCCAAGAGAGAAAAGGAGTTTGATTATGGGTTATATGTTTAGTGACAATGCTCAAGTGGTTCTAACTTTTCTACAGACTAATCCTACTGTAGATATTACTGCAAACGATCTAGCTGAGGCAGTTGGTCTTCCTCCTCGTACTGTCAATGGAGTAGTTACTGGTCTATCTCGTCGCAAGCCTGCTCTAGCTATTCGTCAAGAAGCCGAAATTGATGGTAAGACCGTAAAGTATATTCGTCTTACTGAGGAAGGTAAGATGGTTGACCCTCTAGCCGAGAAGCCCGAAAAGGAGTAAATTTAGCTGTCTTTTCGTTCGTCAAAAAATAAAAAGTAAAAAAGAATAGAGAGGTAAAATTGAAAGATAGATTTGAGAATAATGTTCATGTACGAGGATGGGTTTTTGATTTTCAACTGACAAAGCGCACTACTTCGGCTAACGCAAAGACACCAAATGTAAACTTTATCACAGGAACCGTATATGTTGCAGTAGATAAGGATGCAATCAATGTCGTTCCTGTCGCTTTTGGATTCTTCAATACTCAAGAGCACTATAAGAATGGCAAGGAAAACGAGACTTATAAGAATCTTCTTGAAATGATGGAACCTGCAAACGAGGGACGTACCGTTAAGAACTCTGGTATCGACAATGCAATGCAGGTTCGTATCGATGGTAGGATTACTACTAATGACTTCATGACTCGTTCTGGCGAGATGGCCTCTCCTAAGCAGCTTTCTGGTACGTTCCTACATTTTGTAAGACCTAATGAAGAACTAGTACCTTGTGCAGAATTCTCGGCGGATGCTCTTATTCAGAGTGCGGCTATGCGTGAAGGTTCTAGCGGAGATGAATATATGGAACTAAAGGGATTCGTATTTGACTTTGGTGGTCGCATTTATCCTGTAACACTATCTGTCCCCGGAGAAGCTGGACAGCAATTCTTTGAATCCCAAGAGGTATCAACATCTAATCCTTACTTTGGTAAGGTCTGGGGTGTTGTAAATACTTCAGTGCAAAAGATCGAACGAGAAGTAGATACCTCTAATGTCGGCTTTGGAGAAGTTCCGGAAGTCGAATATTCTACGAGAACTCTCCGCACTTGGGATGTTGAAGGCGCGAATATTAATCTGGGTCTTTCTGATGATACAATTACCATGGATGAACTAAAAGTTTCTATGGATTATCGCCAAAAGAATCTAACTTATATTCGTGAGCGTTGGGAGGAACAAAACAATAGCGGTGCTCAATCTCAAGGATTTGGCGCATCCTCTCCAGTAGTTCCTGCTTCTAAGGTGGCTACCAAGAAGAAGGCTGCTACCGACGATGATGACTTCGAGTTTTAAGGAAGTGATTGCTAATGGCAATTGATATTCTTAAGGTAGAGCCGCATAAAGTTAGTCGGGATCTACGCGGTTATACTATTCTATTTTACGGTCAGCCTAAATAGCTTGGGCATTTAGTCAGTAATGACTATCTAATATAGAGTAAAAAGCTGGAAACCTAAGTCTTTTAGAAAGATATGGTAATCAGAGCGGAAGTCTTTGTGTAAAAACATTGACACGCGCAACGCATAGATAACATAAACATTATTAGTTTGGAGAGTGTAAGTATGATTGACACCTCTATTATTATTGATGAATATCAATCAGGAAAAAGTCTACGGAAACTAGCTCTAGAATATGATCTAGATATTTTATATATTAAGAAACAACTGCGAGATAACAATGTTCATATCCGAACTCGTAATGAACAAAATAAATTTAGTTCACAAAACCAACGTCGTTTCCAAATTAACGACAATTATTTCTCTGCTCAATCGCCTAATATGGTTTATTTGCTAGGTTTTTTAGCTGCTGACGGATGTGTGTATGCAAGAAATAATTGTATAAAAATTGGACTATCTTCGGTTGATAAACCCTTCCTTGAGCAAATTAATAGAGAAATAGAATCAACCTATTATATTCATGATTATGTTACAAACAAAGGTTTTGCTGTATCTGAATTGCGCTTTTCAAGTTATCAGATTAAACAGGATTTAGCTTTATACAATATAGTTCCAAAAAAAACATATTCTTTTACTTTTCCTTCTAACATAGAAGAGAAATATATTAGAGATTTTATTCGAGGTTATTTTGATGGAGATGGTTCTATTAGCTCTGCTGGACAAGGAATAAGATGGCAAGTATGTTCACATACTAAAGATGTTCTAATTCATATTCTAGATTTTTTTAGTACACGGGGAATACCAAAAATTAATATCTGTCAAGATAGGCGTAACGGATCATATTATATCCAATACTCAACCAATTCTACTAAAAAAATTTTTGACATATTATATTATCCTGATTGTTTTTGTCTTCCGCGAAAATATGAAAAATATAAACAACTAATAATGAAATAATTATCCACGAGACTCTAATTCGTTTATAAACGAATAAAAGGTATGCTGACCTTACGGGAAACCGTAAGAAGTAAGGATAAAAAGCCTTACGATAACAAAAGTGAAGACCGGAAAAACCACAACCGCTTGTAAATTCGATAAGTCTCTACTATTAGGCTTTGAAAAGGGTTATAATGCAATTCCAAACATCAGAGCCGTTCCAATCAATCGTTGGTCGGAATTTAAGCAAGTAATTAAGCAACTTAAGTCTGATGAGGCTCATGAACTATACGCTAATATTATTGTAGATACCGCTGATATTAGCTACGATCTATGTGAAAAATACATCTGCGACCTTAACGGAGTAAGTAAAATCGGAGATATCCCCTATGGAGGAGGATACACTCAAAGTAAGAAGGAGTTTGATGAGGCTCTTCGTGCTATTCCGCAAATGGGATACGGTCTTATTCTAATTTCTCATGCACAGGATAAGACGTTTACAGATGAAGACGGGAGAGAATATAATAAGATTGTCCCTACTCTTGGAAACCAGCCTCGTCTTGTTGTAGATCGAATGAGCGATATTATTGGCTATGCTCGTCCTATTCAAGATGAGGATGGAGCGATTCATACATATCTATTTATGCGTGGTACTCCTAGATTTGATGCTGGAAGCAGATTTAAGTACACCCCAGATTATATTGAGTTCTCCTATGAGAATCTTGTCAAAGCTATCGGGGACGCAATCGATGCCCAAGAGAAGGAAAGTGGCAAGGGGAGCGTAGTTGATTCTCCTGAAACTTCGTCCAATCCGCCTGAAGAACTTGATTTTGATAATCTTCTAGAAGAGTTTAATGCTATGACAAAGGCTGTTCAGAAGAACGTTTCTAAGGAAGATTTCAAGAATATTTGGGCACCTAAGATTGTAGAGATTACAGGAAGATATCTAGGGAAGGGTAAGAAGGTCGCTGATTGTGACCGAACGCAAGTTGAACAACTTGCTCTAATCGTAGACGATCTACGAACTGAAATTGAAAACGGTATTTGATATCATACAATAGAAGGGAGGATGGAAATTCAATCCATCCTCCCTTTTCTCTTTAGGAGAGGAGGCTAATGGCTGAAGATATTACAATCAATAAACTATGGGCTACCATACGTAGAATCTTTTCTAATAATTATGATAAAGCCCGTTGCAAGCAAATGATTGAGTCATATAAAAAAAGCGGACTCACCTATGAAGATATTGAAGATACCTTAGTATATTGGTTTGAGATTAAGAACAATACTACCGATAGATCTGTTACACATGGAGCAATTGGTATCGTGCCGCATGTTTACGAAGAGGCTAAGAGATACTGGGAAGAACAAGATAGACTTGTACGTTTGCGGCAAGAAGTAAGAAAACAGCAACAACAACCTACTCAAACGGTAACAGCTAGAGTAACCTCAATAAAAAAGCCTCTAAATGTATATTATTTCGATTTAAGTAAGATAGGGACTGATACGGATGAATAGCAAAAAATACTATGACTCATCCGCAGTTCAACAAATTATCGGAGATATATATAAACAACCGTCTCTGTTAGATAGCGCTGGTCAATACGAATTGAGAGACGAAGATTTTATATTGCCAGCACAAAAGCTAATTTATGGAACTTTTTATAATCTTTATCAAAATGGAGCTAAGAGTATCAGTCTTACTGATGTTGAAAATTATGTACGTAGATATGACGAAGCTTATGCTTTATTTAAGGAACAAAACGTCTCTAAATTCATTCTTGAATGTGCGGAATTTGCCGACATAAGTAACTTTAAATATTACTATGAGAGAATCAAGAAGATGACTCTCTTAAGAAAATATACTGAGGCGGGAGTAGATGTGTCTTGGGTTCTTGATCCAGACAATCTTGTTGACATAGCCAAAAAGGAGGCCCAAGAAAGAGAGTTTGATTCTACTCCAATTTCCGATATTGCAAAAAAAATTGAAGATAAAATTCTCTTAGTTAATATAGAGACCACAAGCAAACTAGATGGAGACTCAATAGCTATTGGAGACTCTATTTTTCAATTGCTTGATCAACTAGAAGATTCTCCAGAAGTGGGGATGCCTTTTTCTTTTAGTGATAGAGGAAATGAAATATATTCATCTATTCTCAACAGAGTGACATTGGGAGCAAGAAAAGGAAAATTTTATCTTAGATCTGCCGCAAGTGGCGTTGGTAAAACAAGAACTATGATGGCAGATGCTTGTATGTTGGCATGTAAGAGAATATGGATGAATGGAAATTGGGTAGATATAATATCAAATATCCAAGAGGAAACAGATAGAGAAGGAGTATTATTTATATCTACCGAATTAGATATATCTGAAGTTCAAACCTTAGCTCTTTCTTTTATAAGTGGAGTAAATGAAGAGAAGATACTTACTAGAAATTATACCGTAGAAGAAATGGAACGTGTGCGGCAAGCTGCAATAGAATTACAAGACTCCACCTTGAGAATTGAACAATTACCGAATTTTACCGTTGCTGATATTGAGAATGTGATAAAAAGGAATCATATTGTTCATAAGTGTAATTACATATTTTATGATTATCTCGGAACTTCTCTTGGTATTCTAGAAGAGATTGGAAGCCGCACACATGGAGTCTCAATGAGAGAAGATAGTATCTTATTTCTCCTTTCTACACGACTTAAAGAACTAGCGGTCCAATATAACATATTCATAGAATCAAGCACACAGCTCAATGCTGACTTTAAAACTTCTACTACGCCAGACCAGAATCTCCTAAGAGGTGCGAAGTCAATTGCAGATAGAATAGATCTAGGAACTATCTTATTAAATGCTACTGCTGAAGATATTTCTTCCTTAACAACTGCTGGGTATATAGCAAAATGGAGCGGTATGGTACCAAATACAAAATTGTCAGTATACAAAAACCGCAGAGGAAAATATGTCAATTGTTATATTTGGATGTTTGCGGATAAGGGAACATGTCGCTTTACCCCAATTGGAGCTACTACTTGGAACTATGAACCATATGAGATTCCTCCACTAACCATCTTAGCTCAAGCTAAGGAGGCGAAAGAATAGTGACTTATGATAAAGATGAAGTAAAAGATACACTTGAAGATGAAGATGTATTTGAGATATTAGAAAGATTGAATGCTGAACCAGAGGACCATGGAGATTATTTTATTTGTAAAACCATTTGTCACGGTGGAGACAGCCATAAGCTTTATTACTATTGCGGTTCAAGATTATTTAAGTGTTATACCCACTGCTCTGATACATTTGATATATTTGGCTTAATTCAAAGAGTAGAGCATGTCGAATTAAACGAAGCAATTTCGTTTGTCGTTACCATGTTCAACCTGTCTAGTAAGCTTTCTAAAACTGATTATAGTGAATTATCAGAAGATTGGAAGCTCTTTAAACGATATCATGAGTTATCTGATATTGAAATAAAGAGAGATAAAATAATCCTTCCAGAAATAGACAGAAATTTAATCCTACACTATCCGCAACCTCGTTTTCTAAATTGGGAAAATGAACATATCCCAAAAGAAGTCTGTGATTTTATGGATATCCATTATGACCCAATAAACGGAGGTATTTTAATCCCACATACAGATGAGAATAACAGAGTCGTAGGAATAAGAGAAAGAACTTTAATCCAAGAGAATGAAATCTATGGCAAATATCGACCTTGGAAAAATGGTAAGAAACTGTATACTCATCCATTGGCCTTTAATCTATACGGTCTATTTGCGGCTAAAGACAATATTACGAATATGCGGACAGCTATCGTGTACGAAAGTGAGAAAGCAGTATTACAGACAATTAATTATCTTGGGATTGCCAACACAATAGGTGTAGCGGTTTGCGGCAGCTCAATTTCAAAATACCAATTCCAATTGTTACAAGAATTGAATATAAGCGAAATGTGTATAGGATTTGATGCTGATTATGAGAGAGTTGGGGATGCTAAATGGAACCAGATGATCCAACGGTTGCAAAAGATATATAATAAGTTTTCTCCTTTCGTTAATGTTAGCTTTTTATTGGATATTCATGGAGACAAATTAGGCTATAAGCAATCTCCTACTGATTGCGGTAAACAGATATTCATGGACTTATGGAGAGATAGGATATTCTTATGACAATATATGGAGCTTACGATCTCGTTCCTAAGCAGTATTATATGCAAGATGGATGCTATAAAGTATATAAGAAATTTTTTGAATCCGAACTAGATTGTGCAAGATATTGTGTAAAACAATCTTTAAAATATGATTCTATCTATGTAGAGACAGATTCCAAGAAAATTATGGAAGAACATCTTAAAAATTCAAAAACTATTTGGAGGTGAGTGATATACAATATAGATTATATAAGGAGGCCATCCCCGACTGTTTTATTTCAGGTACAGAAATAGTCATGTATAATCGTGGAATTACTAATATTCAAGACCAAAAGAAATGGCTTAATGCTGGATGGGAATCGATATATGATTGGACAAGTTTAGCCCCAGAAAAAATGAAGAGAGCTTGTGAGATATTAAGAGATCATATTAAACAAGGTCACGACGTTCAAATAAACGTTGATTGTGATGGAGACGGATATACCAGTGCAGCAATTATATATAATTATTTATTTCAAACATTTCCATCATGGACGAAGGCTCATCTTTCATGGATACATCATAAAGGAAAAGAACATGGGCTATCTGATATAATGCAAGAAATAAACTCTAGTCTAATAATCTGTCCTGATTCATCTACCAATGATATCGCTCAACAAAAGATATTGCACGATAATAATATTGACTGTATCATTCTTGATCACCACTTAGGAGAAGGAGAAGTAAATCAGTCATATGCTACAATTATTAATGTGCAACTAGAAGATTACCCGAACAAATCTTTGACAGGTGCCGGAGTGGCATATAAATTCATATGCGCCTTTGAAGATTTGTATGGAAAAGGGAATCCCCCTACTAAATTTATGGATTTATGCGCAGTAGGAAATGGCGCAGATATGGCAGACTACAGACAATTAGAAATCAGGGCCATCATCAATATGGGATTTTCCAATATTAACAATCCTTTTATTTATGAACTTTGTCAAAAGCATGAGTATACGTTAAATAAACGGGGAGGAATAAATTATCTCAGCATGGCCTTTGCTTGCTTCCCCTTTATTAACGCAATTTGCCGCACTGGTACTATGGAAGATAAAGATATGGTATTTAGAGCAATGCTCAATCATTTTGCTTTTGATGAAGTGCCCTCTTCCAAACGCGGCGATAACGGGAAATTGGTATATAGATATAAAGAAGCGGTGACAATTGCAGAACGAGTAAAAAGAAACCAAGATAAGCTTGCCCAAGAGTCAATGGAACTGTTTGATAAAAAAATAATAGATACATTCGAGGTGGGGACTTTTAAAGGATTGCAAGAAATACATAAATA